AGGGGCGGGTTACCGGCGGGGCCGGTAACCCCTCGCCCAAACATCCGATGATTCTCATTTTCGAATGGGAGGATGTAAAAAATTTCCCGACGCGCGAAGTCGGCGTTACCACCTATTCGGAGGGTTTCGCGCTGAAAGAGGGTGCGAAATTGCAGCCCGTGTACGCTACCCCGGGCAGCATCGAGGTGCTCCAAGAATCCGAGGGAGACGCCGATGCCCGCGGATTCAAGAAAGGAGTGAAGTTCGACCATCCGGGCAACAGCTCGGACATCGAAGATTTCATCGAGTACAACTCCAACCGGAACCTCGGTGCCATCGTTCGAAGCTGCAACGGGAAGCAGGTGCGCATTTTCGGCGATCCTTGCAATCCGCTTTCGCTCAAAGCGGAAACCTCCGACACGAAAGATGCCACGAAGACCACGATGACCTTGCAGCAGGATGTTCGCGACGCATACCGCGTACTCACGTACACGGGCGAATTGCCGGCGATTATGGACGAATCACCCGAAAGTCAAAACGAAACCATCTAACAGTTATGGACAAAAAGGAAATTAAAAACACAGACACCACGGCAGTAGAGAATCCCTCTACTACCGGTTCCGAACCCGTTTCGACCGAAACCAAACAGGACGGAAAGCCCGCTGACGCGGCTGTCTCGGAAGAACCGCAGCAGCAGTCGGAAGCATCGACCGACGCCGGAACCGCTTCATCCGAACAGGAGGCCGATCCGATTTCGGATAGCTTCAAGAAAATGGCACTCGTCTTGTGCGGACAGGCCGAAGCGATGACAGTGCTGGAAAAGACGTGGAAAAAGATGGCGGCCCAAATGACCATCATCAAACGGTGCATCGACGAAAAGACCTTCCCCCAAATCATCGACGCGCTGATGGCGGATGACGACATTCCCGACACGTTCGTTTACGTGCCAGCGCATTGTTTCCCGACGCATCCGGTCGGTTTAGCCGACTTGATTGCGTATCGAGTGCGAAAGAAGTTTCAGACTGGAAGTCTCCCCAGTGCGATGCTGACCGTCCACAACACGGAGCTGCCGGTACTCCTTCAAGCGGAATACGTCCTCCAAACGCAAGAGGCACTTGGTGAGACGTACACCGAAGAAGAGTTTTTCGCAAAATACAATGCGATTGCGCACGCGGGCGAACTCCCCGAAGAAATCGGCATGACCTTCGGAAACACGGTGGCCTACGTGCACAAGCAGCCGAGTTGTGCGGCACGCCTCGCCGAGGTGCTTGTGTGCAAGAAGTTCATTTGCTCGAACGCCGACGGTTTCCAGTTCATCAAAGCGCAGCTCAAATTGCTGTATGCGAGAAAATGACCTGAAAACCGCTGTTCAAGCATGGATAAGAGCAGGAGCCGAGGTCTCGACCGGCCTCCTGCTCTTATCGCAATGCAGCACAAACACCCGCATTCCGGTGATGATTCGCCGGAACCCGACGAAGTACCGGCCGCTATTGCTCGAACGGCTGTGTGCCGCCGCAGGCATCGAATTGCCACGAACGGAACCAGCACCGACCGATCGCCGACGATTTCGGGATGACTTTCCGTTTCTCCGAGATTCGGATTGCCCGCAGGAACTGAAAATCCTTGCGGCCGATAAAATCACGGCCCACGAGCACTACGTTCGAGCGCACGACCGACTATTCGATTGCACAACGCTGGCGGAATGTTTCCATACGGCGCGGGAGGCGATTGTGAACTTTCAAGAAAATAGGGCGATTTTCGCCGAACTCGACTACTATCGCGAACATCGCACGATACTGGGCAAGCACCGTATATTCGAGCACTTGCGACGTCAACAGCAACTCCATAAACTCAATATCGTGGAACTCCTTGCAGAACAACGACGTCTCAAGTCTGCCATTTGGCGAATCGACGACGAAATCAAAAAAGGCGACAAACCGCATCTGTTGACCGCCCGCGAACAGCGCAAGCGACAAAAGCAACTATTGCTGGACGAGGTGAACAAACATATAGAAGCATACGAGCATGGCCGGTAAACTGTTCGACATACGGGAAATCGCAACCGGCGTTTCAGAACAAGCCGACGTGCCGAAACGAACGCATCGCCGCACCACGCAATGCTACGAACTTTCGACGAAATATCTTTATCGCCGCGCATTTTCCGAAACATCGCTGCTCGACGCTTGCGGCGCTTTCGAGTTTCAAGAAGGCCACTCCTACCACTTCATCACCGGCGGTGACGTAGATTCGCTTTCCGACCTGAAAGCCATCCTCCGCCAACAGCCGCTGACCTACTGTCTCTTTTCGACATGGGGCATGGCGGCGCAGGACATACTCCGAATGATATACTCCAATTCGAAGAGTGGTTGCAGGATGGGCGCATAGAACACCTCGATGCGTATGTGGGAGAGATATTCCCTAACTCTTACCGTGTCGAGTACCGCCTCCTCAAAGACGTATTTGCCAGAAATCGAGGGGGTGGGGAGAATCGCCGTGTTCAAGAATCATTCGAAGATATACGCCGGATTCGGGCCGAAGTTCGCTTTCGCCGTGGAATCCTCGGCGAACATCAACACCAACCCAAGAACCGAAAACGGGTGCATCACGATCGATCGCGGCATTTATGAATTTTATCGCGAATTTTTCGATGGCATAAAATCTTTCGAGTAATGGCCAAGCAGTTTTATGAACGGAACAAAATCGGCGGAGACCTGACACGCGATCAAGTCGAAGAACTCCAACAGTTCGGAGCTTTGGAATGGGAGCCCCGCGACATCGCCATCTATTTCGGTTTCGACATCGACCAGTTCACGGCCGAATACAACGATCCGGATAGCGAAATCGCATTTGTCATCAAGCGCGGCCATCTGCAAGCACTCGCCACAATCAACAAAGCGGTTCTTCGCAATGCCGAGGCGGGCGACCTTCCGTCGGTCAACCAACTCGACAAAATCCGGCGAGAAAAAGCATTCAAGACCTCAAAACTCGATATTTTCGGCACTTTCGACGACGAAAAGGCATTCCGGCGCGTATATGAATACATTGCCGACGGTCGGACAAGCGACCTTTCAGCCAACGAACGACTTTTCCTCGACCTGCTGACTATCATCAACTCGTTCGACCGCCAGTTCGGCAAACGTGCAACTATCAAATTTCTGACGCAACAACTCGGATTCCCGTATGACCGGGCCGTCGACTATTACAATCAAGCGGATTCGCTTTTCTATTCCAATCGCAACACTACGAAAGATGCGCTGCGGAATAAATATGCCGAATTGCTTGAAGACTTGGCACACGCTGCGAAAAATACGGCCACGACTTCCAAAGACTACGAGGCGGTCAGCGAAATCATTGCCAAAGCGGCGAAAATCCGCAAACTCGACGATCCCGACATTCAAAAGCTACCGGCCGATATGTATCTGCGGCAAGTGCGTGTATTCTCGCTGACCCCCGAAGTGCTCGGGCTCCCGGCAATCAACCGCCAAGAGGTGAACGACCAGATTCAACAGCTCCGCATCCCCGAAGTGGAGAAAAGCCGCCTCCGTCGCGAGGCACTCATCGAAGACGTCAATATCATCGAACTGCTGGAAAATGGGAAATCGCGCGAAGATTAAAGCACCCGAGAAAAAACCGTACACCGACGTCCAGTTCATGAACTGGTTCTCGCAATTCTGCGCCATGATTTTGCCGCGCAAACTTCGAATCGTCGCCGGCCGCGGTTCCGCCAAAACGACCGAAATACAGGTCGAACGCTTGATTGCGATGGCTTATGACATGCCGGGGGCTCCGGTCGCATGGGTGGCCGACACGTTCGCCAACTTGACGGCGAACGTGCTCCCGATGGTATTCGAGGCCCTCGAACGCAAAGGCTTCCACGAAGGCATCCATTACGTCGTGGAAAAGCACGTGCCGACCTTTACCGAAAAAGAGTGCGCCGATTTGCCCGATTGGCTGAAACCTCATTTTTGGCGTCCCTACAATAAGATCGTTTCCTACAAACGAACGATCGTATTCTTCACTGGACTGAACATTACTTTCGGCTCGCTCGATCGCCCGTCGTCGCTGGCGGGACGTTCCTACGTCCACGTGTTCGGCGACGAGGTGAAGTATTTTGCTGAAACCAAAATCGGCAATCTGCTCAAAGCCCGACGGGGATACCGGATACAATTCGGGCACTCGCCGTTTTATTTAGGTGAAACGTTCACGACCGATATTCCCAATACGGGGAACACCGGCGAATATGACTGGATATTCAAGGGTGCCCAAGAAATGGATTCGGCGACGTTGCTGCTGGTTTGGAAAACGGCGGCAATCGTGAACGAAGCGACGCAAGAATATCTCGCTGCGAAAGAGAAGTTCGCCCGCACTCGGAGCGAGGCCGACAGGGAGGAGTACATGAACAAGCTCAAGACGGCGAACCGCTGGACGGAACGCTGGTACCGGCTGCGGCTTCACAAGAAAGCACAGCACATGTTCATGCTCGTGTCGAGTTACGTCAATGTCGATATTCTATCGCTGGACTGGTTTGCGGACGCCTTGTCGTCGCAGCTTTCCGACGTCAATGCCGCGATTCTATCCATGCCGCCGCGCATCGAGAAAGGGCAGCAATTCTATCCGAACCTCGGCGAACGGCACTTTTTCTACGACGGGAACAAAAAGCGAATCGAAGATGCGCTCGGATTTTACGATGTCGAGGATTGCCGCATACTCCGTTATCTCGATACGACCCGCGCACTCGATATATCGATGGACTTCGGCAATATGCTTTCGCTACTGGTCGGGCAAGATGATGGCCGCACGTTCCGCATCTTGCAGGAATTTTGCAGCCTGCCGCCGGAATGGATTCGCGACTTGGCGAATCGGTTTCTCGATTATTTCCGGCCGCACAAACATAAGGTCATCAAGTTCTACTACGACCGCGCGGGCAACAACTACGGGCGCAGCCACGAATCGCTGGCTCAGAAAGTCAAGGAAGCCATCGAACGGGATGCCACGGGCGCGGCGACTGGCTGGCGGGTGCAACTCATGTCGCTGCGGCAATCCAACATCACGATGAACGACGAATATATCTTCATGCGCGAACTGATGACAGGACACAACACACGACTTCCGCAATTACAGATCGACGCCGTACATTGCCGCAGACTGAAAGCGTCGCTGGAAATGGCGAAGACCGTGGTCGATTCGAAGAAACGCATCGGCAAGGATAAGCGCGGTGAAAAGTCGTCAGACCCGCAGCGACTGCTTGTATCGACCAACTTCTCGGATGCG